AAATGGAGCCTTTTGATTATAGGAAGAGACTTATTAGAGGAGGTCTTACCAATAAACCTGGAAAAGCTTATGCTAATTTTAGTATTGAAAAAATAACAAATAGAGCTGGTGAATCTTTTGATAGGGTTCATAGAATTCATTTTTATGGTTTAGGTTCATATAAAAATCTGAAAACAGGAGAAATGATGCATCCTGGTCAAAGATATGCTGGTCTTATTATGCATGAATTGATGACAAAAGTACCTCCTAATACTCTTATAGATGAGGCAATTCTAACATATGATTCTTTATACGCTTTAATAAAGAGTGCAATTCATACACAGTCTAAATTGATTTTTAATAATCCTAATTTAAGAGCTAGAATGCAACAGCCTAGTGGTCCGAGTGAGATGTCTCCAATCACAAAAATATGGAATGAGATGATTGAGACTGGAAGTGCTGCTGATGAAGCTACAGATAAGGTTATTGATGAGTTAAATAAAATGGTAAACCAGTATACTAAAAAAGGAATGGTAGAAGGTGTCCCTGATTTTCGCAAAGGCCCTGGAAGTCAAGGAAATATTTTATATAATCCAATTAGTGTTCATAAGCTTGGAGCTTTAGTAGCTGGTGTATTTGGATTTAAGAATAGAGAATCTTTTATGGAATTCTTATCTTATAACCCTGAATCTACAGAAGCACAAATATTTGATAACGAATTCTCTCTTTAGTGTATGTCTAAGAAATTAGATAAATTCGTATATAATGCTAAGTTAGATAGAGTCGTAGATGGAGACACTTGTGATGCATTAATAGATTTAGGATTCAATACTTTTGTAAAGAAGCGCATAAGGTTTATGGGTGTAGATACTTGGGAATCAAGAACAAGAAATAAAGAAGAGAAAGTAAAGGGCCTAGAAGCTAAAGCGTATACTAAAGACAAACTAAAAAATTCAGATGATGGTAAATTCACTTTAAAGTCTCATGGTACTGGCAAATATGGAAGAGTACTAGGTGAAATATTCATTAAAGGTGAAGAACAAAGCCTTAATGAACTATTAAAAGAAAATGGCCATGCATATGAATATGATGGTGGCAAGAAAAAACAATTTAAGTGAATATTAATTCTCAGAACGTATCACAGGCAGAAGAAGTATTTGAATTAGCTAGTAAAGATTTAATATCATTTGGCAAGCTGTTTCTACCTGATGACTTCATGCGCAGCGAAACTCCTCCCTTTCACTATGAAGTATCAGATGCAATAGATGATAAATCTGTTAAGCAGCTTGCTATTATTCTCCCTCGTGGTCATGGAAAGACAGTACTGACTAAAGCTTCAATTCTTAAAGACTTTGTATTTTGCCCTAAAGATGATATGTTATTTTATGCTTGGGTATCAGCAACTCAGAAATTATCTGTTGGTAATATGGATTATATAAAACATCATCTTGAGTATAATGATAGATTTTTATATTACTTTGGCAAAACTAAAGGTGGTAAGTGGACAGAAGAAGATATTGAATTATCTAATGGGTGTAAACTCATATCTAAATCAAATGTAGCTGGTATTCGTGGAGGTGCAAAGCTTCATAAAAGATATGACTTAATTATACTTGATGACTTTGAACATGAAGCAAATACTATTACGAGAGATGCTCGTGATAAGAACGCTAATCTTGTAACTGCTGTTGTCTACCCTGCTATTGAGCCTCATACTGGAAGATTAAGAGTGAATGGTACTCCAGTTCACTATGACTCTTTTATTAACAATCTTCTTATTAACCATGAAAGAGCTCAATCAAATAATGAAGACTTTGCTTGGAAACTAATTACATATAAAGCTATTACAAAGTCAGGAGAATCTCTGTGGCACTCTTGGTTCCCTAAAACTAAGTTAGAAGAAAAGAAAAAATTCTACCAAGATTCTGGTCAACCTTCCAAGTTCTACCAAGAATATATGATGGAAGTTCAAAGCGCTGAAGATGCGTTGTGGACAAGAGAACATATAAAGTTTTGGAAAGGTTTTTATGAATATGGAGCTGATGAGAATCAGAGCTATCTTACTATAGAAGGTGAAAGATTTCCTGTTAATTGTTTTGTAGGATGTGACCCTGCTACAGATATTGATACTAAAGAATCAGATTTTTCTGTTATAATGTGTATTGCGATTGATAGTGATAATAATCTTTATGCTCTTGAATATGAAAGACACAGGAGTATTCCTACTATAGGAGCTAAAAATGCTGAGAATGTAGTTATAGACAGGAAAGGTGTTGTAGACTACATATTAGAGATGCATCAAAAGTATCATTGTTTATCATCTACTGTAGAAGACGTAGCTATGAATAGAAGTGTATTCCAAGCATTGAATGACGAAAGAAGAAGACTAAATAAATTTGATGTAGCTGTTATTCCAGAGAAGCCAGGAGGTAGGCAGAAGATAAATCGTATATATAGTGGTCTTTCTGGCAGATTTAGCATGGGAACGGTACATATTAGAGAAAATATGTTTGATTTAACCAACGAAATTGTTACTTTTGGACCTAGAATGGCTCATGATGACACTATAGAGGCTCTTTTTTATGCAAACTTGCACTCATTTCCGCCAAATATGAAGAAAAATAAAGAAAATAGTACATGGTTTAAACCAAAACGTAAAGCAAAGAGCTGGATTGTAGCATAATATAATAAAAAGGAGTAAATAATGCCAAAAGGTAAAGGAACGTACGGGAAAAAAAGAGGAAGACCACCTAAGAAGTCTAGAAAAAAAGCAAATAAAGCTGCTAAAAAGAAGAAGTACTAATGCCAAGATTCGGGAGAAGAAGTAAAAAACGCCTTAAAGGTGTTAATGTTAAACTTGTTAATGTCCTAAATGAATTGATTAAAATCATGGATGTCACTATCATAGAAGGGGTGAGGTCTAAAGAAAGACAGGCAGAACTCCTTGAAAAAGGAGCAACGAAGGTTAAATATTCAAGGCATATGGAAGGTAAAGCTGTAGATTTAGCTCCTTATCCTATAGATTGGAATGACAGAGAAAGATTCCATTACATGGGTGGTATGATTCGTGGTATAGGAAAACAAATGAATGTTAATATACGATGGGGTGGCGACTGGGACTCTGATGGTGAAATTGCAGATAACAACTTTGATGACTTAGTTCATGTTGAGATAAGAGATTAAAATGTCTTTAATAGGTGATAGAAGGTCATTATTAGATATTGTGACTAGTGGCAAATATAAAACTTCATCAGATATTCCTCAAATGTCTACTACAGGTAAAGTAACTCCAGAGAATTTATCATGGTTATACGAAAGATTTTTCCCAGATAAACAATATGATGTTAAAGGAGGCCCTGGTTTTGCTCTAGAAGCAGTATCTCCTGCTGGAATAATAAAGAAAGCTAATACAGCTAAATCTCTATTTCAGGGATGGAGAGATAATTTATATGCATATGCAGATACACTTAGTAAAAAACAGCGTAAAAAAAGTGGTATAGATGGAATTATTGCGAGGGCTTGGGATGAATTAAGTTATGCAGCTGAAACTAATGATATACCTTTTGTTCAAGGAAAACTGCAATCTATTAATAAACATGAAGGATTTAATAAGTTTGTTAAAGTACCAGATGTCACTACTGAAGGAGTCGCTGGAGGAGCTGCAAAACAAGCTAAGAAAGTAATAGGAGCTCCTGTTGAAGAACAACAAAGACTTGTCAATAGGCAAAGTCGTGACTTAGCAGCTGAAAGAAGAGCACAGTTTAATCAAGAAAGAATAGATAAAGGCCTCGAAAGAGGTTCACGAAGGTCAGGAAAATATTAATGGCAAGAAAAACACAAAAGACAAAAGCCCAAAAGAATAAACAACTGTGGGATAGAGCGAATACATCATATCGTTCTAAATGGCAGTCAATATCTCAGAAAGGTTATGATTTTTATCTTGATGAGCAATTAACTAAAGAAGAAAAGGAAGTATTACAAGAATCTGGGATGCCTACATTCACAATTAATAGGGTAACTCCTATTGTTGAGATAATGAAATATTTCGTTACAGCTAATAATCCAAGATGGAAAGCAGTAGGCGTAACAGGGGATGATACTGATATTGCACAAGTTCATTCAGATATAGCAGACTATTGCTGGCATCTATCTAATGGTAAATCAATATACAGTCAGGTAGTTCTCGATAGTCTTACTAAAGGTATTGGATACTTTATGGTAGATATTGATGCTGACCAAGATAGAGGAATGGGTGAAGTTATATTCAGTAGAGTTGACCCTTATGATGTTTATGTAGACCCTTCTAGTAGAGATTTCTTATTTAGAGATGCTTCTTTTATTACAGTTAGGAAGAATCTTACAAGAACTCAGTTAATGAATATGTTTCCTGAGTTTAAGGCAAAAATTAAAAAAGCAGCTGCTGCTTCTGAAGTAGTTTCATATTCACAAAGAGATATTGATTTATCAGCTAATATACAAAGTGAAGATATTACAATGGGGATTAAGCCTGATGGAGAAGATGATGATATAATCCCATATTATGAAACATACACTAAAATAAAGCATGCTTATCGAAATGTTTTTATAAGAGTAAAGCCTTCTGAAGAGCAGATGGAAACTATAAGAATGGAAGTTGAAGAGAAACTAACTGATTTCCAAAAAGAGATAGAAGTTGGTCTTATAGAAAAACAAATGCAAATTGAACAAGCTGTCCAAGCTGGTGAGATTATACCTGAAAGAGGCAAATTAGAATTAGAAAGAGCTCATAAGATGGCTGCTCAAGCTCTAGAAGAACAGAGAATGCAGTTAATGTCAGAAGCTCAAGATAAAGCAACTATCATTGACCAGCAAATAATGACAGAAGCTAATTATAAGATTTTACAGGAAAGTGAAGGTATTGTAGATGCAATTCCATTTTATGAGAACAGAGTGCATCTTACTTGTACAGTAGGTGACGATGTTTTCTTATATGAAAGAATATTAGAAGTAATGGAGTATCCTATTATTCCTATTCCTTATATGTATACAGGAACTCCGTATCCTATGAGTGCTGTAACTCCTATGATTGGTAAGCAACAAGAAATTAATAAAGCTCATCAAATCATGTTACATAATGCTAACTTAGCTTCTAACTTGAGATGGATGTATGAAGAAGGTTCAGTCCCTGAAGAAGAATGGGAACGATATTCATCAGCACCCGGTGCATTATTGAAATACAGACAAGGGTTCGCAGCTCCAACTCCTATATTACCAGCTCCTATTAACAATGCTTTCTTTACTGTAGTACAACAAGGAAAATCTGATGCTGAATATATAGCAGGTGTTCCTTCAGCGATGATGGGTTTTACTCAAGAACAACCTGAGACATATAGAGGATTGCTCGCTAATGATGAATTTGGTACTCGTAGATTAAAAGCATGGATGGGTTCTATAGTAGAACCTGCTCTTGAACATCTTGGTAAATGTTTCCAGATGATGGCTCAAAATCATTATTCTGTAGAAAAAGTATTTAGAATTGTACAACCTGAAGCTGGTCAAGCACCAGACCAAGAAAAAGAAGCAAGAATTAATATTCCTATTTATAATGATTATGGTAAAGTAATCAGTATGTATAAAGATTACGCTAACGCAAGGTTTGATGTAAGACTTGTAGCTGGAGCAACAATGCCTGTTAATAGATGGGCCTTATTAGAAGAATACTTTAGATGGTTCCAAGCAGGATTAATAGATGATATTGCGATGATAGGTGAAACAGACATTAGAAATAAGAAAAGTATTGTTGAAAGAAAATCAATGTATTCACAGATGCAACAACAAATGTCATCTATGGAAGAAGCATTGAAAGACAAAGAAGGAACTATTGAAACATTAGAGCGTCAGTTAGTACAAGCTGGTATTAAGATGAAGATTGGAGATGCTGGTAATGAAATTCGTAAAGATGTATTAGATACAGAAGCTCAGCAAAAACTACTGAGAGGTATGATGAAAACAGAATTTGATAAAGCAAAAGCTGAGTTGCAAATGGCTAAAAAATTAGGAAATGAAGAAAGTAAAGAGTAGTTGTATCATACTATTTACCATTATTATATTTTGAACAATAAAAAGGATAGCAAATGGAACAAGAACAAGTAAGCAACGCCAATACGGCCCCTGAAAGTAATGTCCAAGAGACAGCATTTGATGCAGATGCCTCTGATGACTTTTTTAGCGCATTAGACACATCCGTCAATGGTGGTATTCAAGACGACCCCGAACTTATACAGACAACCTCAGTACAAGGTGATAATACACCACAGAGCCCTAGTGAAGTTCAGCAGCAAGGCGAAGACGCTTTGCAAAAGAGGTATAGTGATTCAAGTAGAGAAGCTAAAAGATTAAACGGACAGCTTAAGGAAATTGAACCATATATGCCTATACTCGATGCAATGAGAGAAGACCCTAATTTAATTC